CGATGCTGGAACCGCCGATGCCGCGGGCAAGATTTCGGTTGGGAGTGATTTGGCAACCGCCAAACTCGCGATCGTCGCCGCGATTAATGGCACTGATGGCTTGAACATTCCGCAGCCTCTCCTGACGGCCTCCGATTTCGCCGCCAATGTCTGCACGCTGACGGCTATCGTTGGCGGAACCGCTGGAAACTCGATTGGTACTACCGAAACCTTTACCGCTGTCGGTAATGTATTCTCTTCTGCTACTTTGGCTACCGGCGCGGATTGTTCTGCGGCTAACGCTATTACGGCTCTTGTCGCGGCTATTACGTCTTCTGATACGCAGGGTGTTGGTGCTGCTGATGGTGCAGGGGACACGATCGATCTCACTGCTGATGTTGCTGGAGTTGTCGGGAATGCGATTGTTATTGGAGAAACTCTCCCTAATGCTTCTTTTGCTGGTGCTGCCACTCTTCTAAGTGGCGGCGTCGACGGAACAGTAGGGATGCTCGGCGAGAATCTCGTCGATTCCTCGTATCTCTACATCCTCATCGCTGACAACACAACCGCAGGTAAGAACTGGCGCCGCGTTTCCCTCGGGTCGGCATATTAATCTGGTCTAAAATTTTAAGGAGAGGAGGTGAAATAAATGCTGGGAAATCAAGATACCCAATTATCATTTCGACAAAGAATACAGCACGCATGGAATGCCTTTAGAGAAAAAGAAACTGGCACTGTCGCTCCCTACTCCATTGGTGCAAGCTCGAGTTCTCGCCCCGATAGAGTAAGAATGAGCAGCGGAAGCGAAAAATCGATAGTCGCGTCCATTTATAATCGTCTCAGTGTGGATGTTTCCGATACTCCTATAATTCATGCTAGATTGGATCAAAATGGTAGTTATTTCGAAACTATAAGCTCTGGAATTAACTACTGCTTAGGGATGGAAGCCAACATCGATCAATCCGCTAGAAGTTTCTTTCAGGATGTCGTTATATCAATGTGCGACGAAGGAGTTGTAGCGGTCGTTCCGGTCGATACGACAATAAATCCTTCGGTTTCCACATCGTACGACATCCAAACAATGAGAACCGGAAAGATTTTACAGTGGTTTCCGAAGCACGTTCGGGTTAGCGTTTATAATGAAAACTCAGGAAGAAAAGAAGAAATCGTATTGCCAAAAAAAGACGTGGCAATAATTGAAAATCCTTTTTATTCTGTAATGAACGAGCCAAACTCCATTCTAAAACGTTTAATTTACAAACTTAACCTACTAGACGCAATTGACGAACAAAGCGGATCTGGTAAACTCGACTTGATAGTTCAGTTACCTTACGCTATAAAAACTACATTGCGACAAGCGCAAGCCGAAAATAGACGGCAGCAAATTGTAGAGCAGCTTAGAGATTCTCAGTATGGAATAGCCTATACTGATGCGACTGAAAAATTCACACAGTTGAATCGCCCTGTCGAAAACAACCTAATGAAACAGATTGAGTTCTTGACTAGTATGTTGTACAGTCAATTGGGACTCACGACTAGCATTTTGGACGGAACGGCGAACGAGACAACGATGCTGAATTATTTCAACTCGACAGTAAAAACTATTCTGTCTGCGATAACGTCGGAGTTGAGAAGAAAATTTCTGACCAAGACCGCAAGAACTCAAGGACAAACGATTATGTATATTAATAATCCGTTTCGTCTTCTTTCAGCGGCGCAGATGGCTACCATGGCCGATACATTTACTAGGAATGAGATTATGTCTCCGAATGATGTTCGAGCAGTTATTGGTATGCGTCCGAACCCCGATAAGAAATCTGACGAGTTGCGGAACAGAAATATAAGTCAACCTGTCGAAGGAGAAGGCGGCGGAGAACCTCAAGTTGGCACTTCAATAATAGAAAGGGTACAAAATGGCGAAAGCGTTTAACAAAACTGATAAGTGGGACTTTAGTGGATGGGCCACGAAAGTCGACCTTGTATGCACGGATGGGCGCACGATTAAGTCCGGCGCCTTCAAGGCAAATCACGGAAAAACTGTTCCGCTTGTGTGGCAGCATTTCCACAATGATCCGACCAATATTCTTGGTCATGCCTATTTGGAAGAGCGCCCAGAGGGTGTCTATGCCTATGGCAAGTTTAACGCCACCGCGGCAGGTCAAAATGGAAAGCTTTTGGTTGATCATGGAGATATTACCCATCTTTCAATCTACGCAAATCAACTCGTTCAGAAGGGGAACGATGTTGTGCATGGGCAGATTCGCGAAGTAAGTCTCGTTCTCTCTGGGGCAAATCCCGGGGCTGTTATTGAGACTCCGACGATTTTACATGGAGACGGCAGCGAGACCGAAGAAGACGGGACCGCCATCATCTCTACCGGAATAGAAGTTGAATTATTCCATGCCGAAGAACCCGCTAAGGAGGACAAAGAAGAAACTCTTGGAGAAATCTTTAATACCCTTAGTGAAGAACAAAAAGATGCCGTTTATGTCATCATCGCTGCCGCGGTAGAACCGCAAGATGATTCTAGCGACGGCGAGAGCATGTCCCAGGCAGACAATTCTGGGGAAGGGAAGACCGTCCAAGACGTGTTCAACACCCTTAGCGAGAAACAGAAGACTGTTGTTTACGCGTTAATCGCGAGCGTTTCCGAGGCTGTCGAATCCGGCAGCGACTTTACTCATTCCGATATTTCAGAAGATGGAGAAGAAAAGATTATGAAGAATAACGTGTTCAACAAAGAAGAGCAGAAGAATGACCGGTTTGTTCTTAGTCACGACGATTTCGCCACTATCGTTCGCGATGCTCAGCTGAATGGCGGCTCGCTTAAGCAGTCTGTTTTGATTCATGCTGGCGATTATGGTATTGACGACATCGACATGATGTTCCCGACCGCCCGCACGGTTGCTGATGCGCCCGACATGATCAGCCGCAATATGGAATGGGTCAATGTCGTTCTGAATGGTGTTCGCAAGTCCCCGTTCAGCCGGATTAAGAGCCTCGCTGCCGACATCACCGAACCTGAAGCTCGCGCGAAGGGTTATGTCAAGGGCGCTCTGAAGACGAATGAAGTTATCAAACTTCTGACCCGCACGACCATCCCGACCACGATCTATAAAAAACAAAAGTTGGATCGGGACGATATCCTGGATATCACCGATTTCGACGTCGTTTCTTGGTTGAAGGGCGAGATGCAGGTCATGCTCAACGAGGAAAAGGCCCGCGCTATGCTCCTCGGTGACGGACGCCTGGCAAACAGCCCCGACAAGATCAACGAAGATCATATTCGCCCGATCTACACCGACAACGATATCTACGCTCACCACGTCCGCATTGCGGCCGAACACGAAGCCGAAGAGATCATTGAGGACATGATCCGGGCTCGCAGCGAGTACAAGGGTTCCGGCAATCCCATGCTGTTTGCTTCGACTACTGTCGTGGCTGACATGCTCCTCGTTAAGGACAACAATGGTCGCCGTCTGTACGCGACCCAGGCCGAACTCGAGACCGTTCTCCGCGTCTCCAAGATCGTCGAAGTCAATCTGATGGACGACATGTTCCGTATGTCGGATGATGTTGTTCCAGTTCAGCTGAATCTGATCGCGATCATCGTGAACCCCCGTGATTATACCGTGGGCGCCGATAAGGGTGGCGATGTCTCGTTCTTTGACGATTTCGATCTGGATTACAACCAGCAGAAGTATCTGCTGGAGACCAGAATGTGTGGCTGCTTGACCATGCCGAAGAGCGCTCTCGTCTTCGAGCAGGTTGCTCCGGATGAAGAAGGTTAATCGTTAAAAGGACTTCAAAATGGCAAAGTTTAGTGGTCTGATCGGTTACGTTCTGGCTACGGAAACTACGCCAGGAGTTTGGCAAGAGGTTCCTACAGAAGTACATCATACTGGCGATGTACTTCGTAATACTCGTCGTTGGGAAAAAGGCGTAGGTCTAAACGATAACGTGGTCATTAACAACCAATTTAGCATTATCGGAACGGCCTACGCCTTTGATAACCTCGAGGCTATGCGTTATGTGGTCTATATGGGCGTTAAATGGAAAATCACGAACATTGAAATCCAGAGACCGCGCATCATACTGACAGCTGGAGGTGTGTATAATGCCACCTAGAAGTGAATTACAAACTCTATTCGAGTCACTCATTGGCACGGGTAATGTTTACTTTCAGCCCCCTTCTTCTGTCCGCATGGCTTATCCGTGTATTGTGTATGAACGCAGCAACATTCAAACAAAATTTGCGGACAATCTTCCTTATTCCAATGCGAAGCAGTACAGGGTTACTGTGATCGATAAAGATCCGGATAGCATAATCCCTGACGAAATCTTGAAGCTGCCTAAATGTGTCTTCGACAGACATTACAATACTGAGAATCTGAATCATGACGTCTTCATTTTATTCTTTTAAGGAGAATAACTAATGGCTAACAAAATTGTTTGGGATCAAACGACCACCCGTAGATACGAGACTGGCGTAGATCACTGTGTGCTCTACCCGATTAACCCGGCAGATGGGACATATCCGATTGGTTACGCGTGGAATGGTATTACTGGTATCACCGAATCGCCGTCCGGCGCCGAGGCTAGTCCGCAGTATGCCGACAATATCAAGTACTTGAATCTTACCTCGCTCGAGGAGTTCGGGGCGACGATCGAAGCTTTCACATTCCCCGACGAGTTCGCAGTATGTGACGGCACCGCTGAAGTTCTTGATGGCCTGTTCCTGGGCCAGCAGCCCCGTACCCCGTTCGGTCTCTGCTATCGCACCGTTCTCGGTAACGATGTGCAGGGCGATGCTTATGGCTATAAGCTGCATCTTATTTATGGCTGCACCGCTGCTCCTTCCGAGCGCGGTTACGCGACCATCAATGATAGCCCTGAGGCGATTGCCTTTAGTTGGGAAATTACCACTATCTCGACCCCGGTCACTGGCCGTCGTGCGGTTTCCTCGATTGTAATCGATTCGACCAAGGTCAATGGCGCTAAACTTGCGGCTCTCGAAGTTATCCTGTACGGCACCGCCGCTACTACCGAACCGGTTGCTCCAGCGGTTGAGGGTCGTTTGCCCCTTCCCGCCGAGATCATCACCCTCCTGACCTCGTAAGGTCAGACGCATTTTTTAGAAGGGACTCTGCGGGAAACTGTGGAGTCCCTTCATTTTCTCTAACTTGAAAAGGAGATTTTGTTATGGTTAAGAAAACTATTACATACACTGATTTCGACGGGGTTGAAAGGACTGAAGACTTTTATTTCAACCTCTCTAAGGCGGAACTTGCGGAGATGGAACTGTCCGAAACTGGCGGTTTTTCCGCTATGATCGACCGCATCGTCAAGGCCGAAGACAATAAAGCAATTATTACAGTCTTCAAGAACCTTCTCCTCGCGAGCTATGGCGAGAAATCTCCGGATGGGAAAAGATTCGTTAAGAGTCCGGAGCTCTCGACCGCCTTCTCACAAACGAACGCTTACAGCGAACTTTTTATGGAACTGGCCACGAATACGGATGGGGCGATTGCCTTTATCAATGGCTTAGCCCCGACGCCGGTCCAGCAGACAAAATAACACGAAAATTAATTTGACAGGGAGATTGGAAATGTTGCAAATAACAGTTCGTCCACCAGAATTCTTTGACGATGAGAAGCAAGAATTCGTGCAGGACAAAGGGC